TCTTTTTGTTTTGGTGAGATATGAGCACCTTTTCCACGATTAGCAGAGGGGTCCCAATTTGGTCCTGGTTCAAATGTAATTCCACCCTTTCTACCAGAACTACGGGCAATAGCTGCTCTCGTGAATTCATCTCTGCTTGATGCTTCATCAATCGCAAACTCTTCCTCTTGATAGGTTCCTGCTCTTCTTGCTGCTTTGTTTCCTGATCCCCTATCACCTGCACCAAAATCACTTTCACCACCTCTACCACCTCTTGTGGCACGTTTGGATGGATCTGCACTTACCTTACGACTATATGCCGTTCCGCCTGGTTTTTTCATTACTTTCTTGTAACGCTCACCAGTCAGTGCTTCATCCATATACTCTTCACCAAGAATAATAGAAATCGCTTCGTCATCAATTACATTAGACATTAACCACTCTGCTTCTTCCAGAGTTTCTGCGTACCCTTCTACTTGGAGGAACTCAAGGACTACATCAAAGATATCAAGTTCTTCCTGACGAAGTGCTTTACGACGTTGCTTTTCTTTTTGTTTTGGTGAGATATGAGCGCCCTTTCCGCGATTAGCAGAAGCATCCCAGTTTGGTCCTGGTTCAAATGTAATTCCACCCTTTCTACCAGAACTACGGGCAATAGCTGCTCTCGTGAATTCATCTCTGCTTGATGCTTCATCAAGATAAAACTCATACACCTCATCCCAAGTGTAGTCAGAGAGGTCATGTCCTTCTTCTACAAGTTCATTTACCCAAAGTTCAAACTCTTCATTCTGCTTTGCTCTTCGTGATCTTACGCCAGCAGCAAGTTTTCTTGCTCTACCTTCTTTATCAGAAGCCTTCTCTGCTGCTCTCATCGCTTCAGGATTACGATGCTTGTATGCTCTATCACTTGCAGCACCAGTAGCAGCAATTCTTGCATTAACAACCTTACCTGCAAGACCAGCAGAGATTTCGTCAAGTTGCTCAGGAGCATAAACTTCAGAATATGCTTCCACCAAACCGCGTAGTTCTTTAGGGTCCATTTTTTACAAATACTTTTTAGTTATTTATAAAAAAAAAAACCCCGAAGGGTCAAACACTAAGAACAGCATCAATGCTATCATCAAGTTGCTGAACAACTCCACGAATATCAACGACACGAGGAGGAATACTCACTTCATCATAAGTATATCCTTTTTGAGCATCAAACAGAACTTGACGAACTGCGGCGGCAGCACGAACATCCATTTTAAGTGTTACTTGCTTTTCTTTACTCACAGGTCTCCCTCCACACGATTCTCACTACGATAAACATCAAAAGCACCTTCAGGATAACGGGCACTCAGTTTCTCATAGTTCATTTCCATAACCTCGCGGAAGTTGGTATCGAGTGCCATACATGCTTGAGCAATATACCAGCAGATATCGCCAAGTTCACGCTTCATATGAAATACACTTTCTTCGTTGTAAGGTTTACCTTGAAGGAAGATCTTTTTTGCAACCTCAGTAAACTCACCAGATTCTGCACTAATGCCAAGAGCAGCAGTAAGAAGGCGGGGAACATCAACATCAGCAGATGCTTCAAGATCAGTCATACGAGCAAGGAGTTGTGCAAAGTCACTACTTGCAGGACTTGTGGTTTGACGAACAAACTCAATATACTTATCACTATCAATAACTTTTTTGTCAGTCATCAGAATTTAAATCCCTCAAATGTTTTTTTAGGTTTCTTTTCTTCATAATCATACTCTTCATCCTTTCCATTGTCAAGGATATCTTGTTGAGCAGATTGCTCACAATCATAGAGTCTCATTTTTGCACGATCAATACCAATCACAAAACGTTTATGAATGGTGGGATCATTGTATCTGTTTTTTAATTGTTTTACCAATATTTGCCCAAGTCCCTCCAAGTCTTCAGTACTAATAAGGGCAAACATAAGATCAGCAGTAGCAGGAAGACCAAAGGATTCAGAAGTATCAGTAAGTTCAACATCAGAAGAACCATAACCTGAACGAGTGGTCTGAGTAGCGGAGACAATAGGGACATTAAACTCAACGGCGAGTCCCCTAAGTTCCTCAGCAATTGCTTTAACAAATGTATATGAATTGATATTGCTATTTCCGCGATACCTGCTGGAAGAACAAATATTAAGGTAATCAATGAAAATAATATCAGGTCTAAATGACTTCTTAAGTGCAAGTTCATTAAGAAGTGACTTAAAATGACCTGCATGAGCGGATGCTGTTGGATATTCCTTAATTATAAGGGTTCCCTGTGTCTTTTTGGAAAGATTAGTTACCTTATTCTCAAACATCTGTTTTGGCAACTCAGTAATATCCTGAATGGGTACATTCAAAAGATTTGCATCAATTCGCTCAGCAATTCGTTCCTCCGCCATTTCAAGAGTGATATAGAGAACGTTCCTGCCTTGCAATAAGACGGAACTAGCCACATGACACATGAATAGCGATTTCCCAACGCCCGTGCCAGCAAGAGCGATGTTGAGAGTCTTACTAGGGAGACCACCTTTTGTAATCTTGTTGAAATATTCCAGGTCAAATTCAATTTTCTCTTCCTTCCTGTGATAGGATTCATAGCGTGATTCATAGTCTAACAGATAATCGTGTCCGATGTGAGTATCAAAAGATACGGCAAGAGCATCAGAAAGAATAGTTGGAATACTGTCACGATTTTTCTTCTCATCTTTACCGTCCGCAATATGGATAGACTCCATAAGAGCAAGATAGATAGCACGATCACGACACCACTTTTCAGTGGTATCAACTAACCAGTTGAACTCTGCTACTTCATCATCCAGATAACTAATCATCTGAGTGATTTCTTTAAAAGATGTGTCGTTAATATCCTGACGTTTTTCTACTTCAATACAGAGAACTTCTTTCGTTGCTGGTGTATTATACTCTTGAACAAACTTGAGTATTTCTTCAAACACAACTTTTTGATTAACATCTTCAAAATATTCCGATTTAATAAAAGGAATAACTTTGCGAACGTACTCTTCATTGTGAAGAAGATTACGAAGAATAAGAATCTCAACTTTGTCCATGTGGCATATCAAATACAAATGTTATTCTTGTCTCATCACCGATATTTACGGTTCCATGAGGTAATTTATTGTCGAACCAAAGAAGAGTTCCTGGTTCAACAATGGTGGTGTCAGTCCCACAAAAATACTGATACCTGCCGAGGATAGAAAGATGATATCTATCTCTCGTCAGATAATATGTTCCTTCATCAATATGAGCACCGACGATTTCATCAACAGGAAGAGAAAGAAATCCACAACGATGAAGTTCTCTATTTCCAAAATGCTTGCGTATAATCTTTCTGATTTCGCTGTGATGTTCGTATGCTGGAGTTTTGATATTAATCTCAGAATCTCCAACAAAGTCCTCCTTGTTTTTAACCCCACCTATTATAAGTTGAAGAGCACTTACTGGCAAGTCAGCAAATCCCCTATCAACTAACGACTCAGAATCTTTAAGGTGTTTTTGATGATCCCAATCTTGTGAATATTTTTCGAGTTGTGATACAACTTTAGATATATTGATTCCAGTTTTGAGAATCTTGATCATAACCCATAACTAAACTCTTCTCTTGCAATCGCATCAAGTTTCTGCATTACTTCTTCAGTAAAGTATTCTTCGGGATTAGCAAGGATTTGCTTGGCATAGATTTTCTTACCATCCATTTCGTAACGTCCTGCTACATTCTTCCAGAGTCCACCAATCTCACCAAGTTCCAGAAGACCATAGTAACGATCAAGGCCGCGCTCATCATAATACAGACGGACTTCAACATCTTTGTTCTCCTTACTCAAACGCGACTTAGCAGTCTTAGCTTTGATAATATTGCCGACCACTTCTGTTCCATCTTTTTCTTTCTTTTTGCTGAGATAAATGATTGTAGACGCTGCGTACTTGAGTCCGCTACCTCCCCCCATTTCCTTAGTTGGTACATAAGCTCCGATAACATCATAGGTGTGATTAGTAACGATCATTGGAATTTTTGCTTGACCAAGTTTCAAGGTAAGCATACGAAATGCACCTTTAATCAGTTGTGATTTGGTCATGTCACGAACTTCTTTATCATTCAGAGCATCATTGATCTCCTTACTCGTGGAAAGCATCCCTAAAGAGTCTAGAACAAACATACAGGGACTGCGTTCTGCTTCAGGTTTTTTCATATACAAGTCTACTGCCTTGAGCGCCTTTCCACGAAACTCTTCAACAGTAACAACATTAACAACCACCAAACGAGTAGTATCAATTCCACGGGATTCTAATAGAGATTTAGTGATAGCAGCCTCAGTGTCAAAGTAGAGACAGTAACCATCGGGATGAGTATCAAGAAAGTTCTTAACCACGGCGAGAGAGAAAAAAGTCTTTCCAGTAGAAGACTCTCCAGCAATA